CGCGTCCCGGTGTTCCCGGTGTACGGCGCGGAGATCATGGAGAACGGCAAGACCATCCGTTACGGGATGGTGCGCCAACTCAAGGATCCGCAGCGCATGTACAACTTCTGGCGCACCCAGGAGACGGAGGTCGTTGCGCTGGCCCCCAAGGCTCCGTGGGTCATGGCGGAAGGCCAGGATGAAGGCCACGAGCAGGAGTGGAACACCGCCAACTCCAAGAACTACTCGAGCCTCAAGTACAAGCCGATCACGGCGGACGACGGGCAGACCGTTCTGCCGCCGCCGCAGCGCCAGCAACCCCAGGCCATCCCTGCTGCCTCCGTGAATGCAGCCATGGGCGCCTCGGAGGACATGAAGGCCGTAGCGGGCATGTTCGACCCCGCGCTAGGGGCCGAAGGGAATGAGACATCGGGAACGATGGTGCAACAGCGCCAGCAACAGTCCGACCTCTCCAACTTCCACTTCTACGACAACCTGACCCGGACTATCCGGGCGGTTGGAAAGATGATTGTGGACTGGGTGCCGGTCTACTACGACACCCAGCGGGTCATTCGCATCATCGGGGAAGACAACAAGCCCGAGACGGTGACCATCAACGAGCAGACCGTCGATTCGGTGCTCAACGATGTCACCACAGGCCTCTATGACGTGGTGATGGAGACCGGCCCGGGCTACCAGACGAAGCGCGAGGAAGCCTTCGCGTTCATGCTGGAGATGGGCAAGGCGTTCCCGCCGCTGTTCGAAGTCGCTGGCGACCTCATCATGCGCCAGTCGGACAACCCTGGGGCTTCCGACATCGCCGACCGAATGGCTGCTGCGAACCCGATGGCCCAGATCGGCAAGGATCTTCCCAAGGATCTGGATCCTCAGGCGAAACAACTCATTGTGCAGCTTCAAGGGCAGTTGCAGAACGCCCAGAAGCAGCTTCAGCAGCTCACGATGGAGAAGCAGGCACACGTATTCGGCGTCCAGGCCAAGTCCGAAGGCGACCTCAAGAAGGCCGCTCTTGTCGAAGAGCACGAGACGCACCGAGTTGCTCTCAAGGAGCTTGGGCTTGATGAGCGCCAACAGCGTGATCTGCGCACGAAGCTTGAGCTTGAGCGCATGGGTGACACCACGTCCCTGCAAGAAACCATCATCGATGCCCGCACGAATCTGGAGATTGCACACAAGCAAGCCCTTCAGCGCGGGAATCCTGACTCCAACCGCCCGACTAGGGCGTGACCGTTACCCGAACGTATCGGGATAAGCCTCCCCGGGGCCTCCGGGATCGACCCATGGACGTTAACCATGCCTGAAGCCAACCAAACGGCACCGACTGATGCGCGTGAAGCATCGATGTCTCGCGTAACCACGCTGGACAAACTCGTTCCTGCTCCGGCAGATCCCCCGAAAGCGGATCCAGAGGCGAAAGCCGATGAAAAGCAGGACGAGGGGCAGAAGCCGAAGAAGAAGCTGTTCAGTGAACGCATGCAAGAGGTAATTGCTGACCGCAAGGCTGCCGAAGAGGCTGCCGCAACGGCCAGGCGAGAAGCCGACGAGCTGCGCGCGAAGCTGGACGCTCTTCAAGTCAAGGCAGAGCCCATCAAGCTGGACGACCGGCCCGAGCGAACCAAGTTCGCCTCTCAGGAGGAGTACGAGGACGCGCTCACGGACTGGAAGGCCGACCAACGCATTGCCAAGCGAGAGCGCGAACAGGCCGAGGCGCAAGCCAAGGCTGAATTCGAGCAAGTCACGAAGCAATGGGAGCAGCGCTGCGAAGCCGCGAAAGCTGACATCGAGGATTTCGAGGACGTGATCAACGCCTCGGACATCCAGGTGTCGGACGTGGTGAGCCAGGCGCTAATGCGAAGCAAGAGTGGGCCGCAAATGGCCTATTTCTTCGCCAAGCACCCCGACGAGGCCAAGAAGGTCAACCGCATGCATGCAATCGATGCAGTCGGCTACCTGAAAGATCTCGAGCGTGAGCTGATGGACGAACCCGCGCCGAAGCCTATCCCCATCAGTAGGGCTCCGAAGCCAACTGATCCGGTGAAATCCTCTCCTGCAACAGCGCAGGGGCCAGCGGAATCCTTCCAGGAGTACCGCGCCCGACGCCAGGCAGAGAGTTCCGGACGACGCTGAAGAGCCCTGTCAATCCCCACGAAGCCCGCCACTGAGCGGGCTTTTTGTTTGGAGCTACAGACATGGCAAACAATCTGCTGACTATCAGCGAGATCACCAACGAAGCGTTGATGATTCTCGAAAACGAGTGCGTGCTTTCCAAGCACGTCAACCGCGAGTACGACGACCGCTTCGGCGTCGATGGCGCGAAGATCGGCTACACGATCAACGTGCGTCGCCCGGGTCGATTCAAGGGCACGGCCGGCCCCGCGCTGAACGTGGAAGACTTCGTGGAAGGCAGCACTGCGGTGTCGCTGACCAACCAGTTCCACATCGATACGCAGTTCATCACGAGTGACCTGCTGCTCTCGATGGACATGTTCTCGCAGCGAGTCCTCAAGCCGAAGATCGCCGCCATCGCCAACCGTGTGGACGCCGACCTGGCCGCCTTCATGCGCGTCAACACGGCCAACATCGTCGGCACGGCGGGCACTTCCCCGACCACGCTGGCGCCGTTCCTCACGGCTGGCGCTCTGCTGGACACGGAGGCCACTCCGCGCGATGGCAACCGCTGCATGGTACTGGATCAGTTCTCGCAGGCCTCGATGGTCGGCGCGCTGACGGGCCTTTTCAATCCTCAGATCGCCATCTCGGAGCAGTACAAGAAGGGCCTGATGTCTCGCCAGACGGTCGGCTTCGACTGGTACATGGATCAGAACATCTCGAACCAGCAGTTCGCGACCCTGGCCGGTACTCCGCAGTTCTCGACCACCGGCACGTCGTCTGCGCTGCTGACCTCGGGCTGGGCCGACACCGGCACCCTTCAGACGAAGGGCTGGACGGCCTCCACCGCTGTCCTGAACGTCGGCGACGTGTTCACGATGGCGAACGTGTTCATGGTGAACCCGCAGAACCGCCAGACCACCAAGCAACTGCGCTACTTCGTGGTTCGCCCGCCGGTTGGCACGCCCTCCAACGGCACGTTCGCCCCCACGACCGACATCTTCGGCAACGTGACGGGCGGCACCTACACCTCAGACGGCTCCGGCCTGCTCCAGGTGACGGTGGCCTCGTGCGTGATCTCGGGTGGTCAGTTCCAGAACGTCAGCGCCGCCCCCGCCAACTCCGCAGGCATCACGCTGTTTGCCTCGAACCAGAACAGCCCGCAATCGCTCGCCTTCCACAAGGATGCCTACACCCTGGTGTCGGCCGACCTGCCGCTCCCGGGCGGTGTGGACATGGCTGCTCGTGCGGCTGCGAAGGATGTCGGGATGAGCATCCGAGTCGTTAGGCAATACACAATCAATAACGATGCCCTGCCGACCCGTCTGGATGTCCTGTACGGCTATGCCCCGCTTTACCGCGAGCTGGCCGCGCGCGTCGCTGGTTAAGGAATAGGCCCTTCGGGGCCTTTCTTCATTCCTGAAAGGAAACTCACATGTCTACGAGCAATCCCGGGCCGGCGATCACTGCGACCCCGCAGCCCCAGGCCTCCATCGGCAATATCCAGAAGAACGCCCTGATTGGCGCCAGCATCACGCCAGCGGCTGTCGCGACCGTGACCACTGCCGGTCAGTCGTTCACGATCGCCGGCCTCGGCGTCATCGTCGGCGACCAGATCAGTGCGGTGTCCCCGCCTGCGATCACTCCTGCTGGTGTCTTTGTGGTGGGCGCTTCGGTGACCGCCGCCGACACGGTGCAAGTCGTGTGGGCCAACGTCACGGCGGGCTCTCTCACCCCTCCGGCGGGCGTGTACACGTTCGAAGTGAACCGTCCGCAGCCGCTCGCCGCGCTGCCGACCGGTGGCTACCTGAACAGCTTCTGAACCGCTTTCTCCTTGGTCTTACAGGCCCCTTCGGGGGCCTTTTTCTTTTGGAGCACGTATGCCCAGCGTGAACGGCGGCCCCTCGTCTTCGAGCAATATCAACTACCAGCCGGCCCAAGCCGTTCCTGGCGCCGATCCCTCGGTAAGCGTTACTGCGCTCAGCATCGCTGGGCGAAGCGCATCCATCAGCCCGTCAGTCATCGGAGGTTCGTTCACTCGAACGAACTACGCCCGATCCAGGGCGGCGTATGCATCCGTCCGGGCGGGTACGGGCTTCATGAAGCTGGTGATGCTCGGAGACTCCACGATGGCCGGCGCCTATGCAGCCGGAACCTACCCGAATCCGGTAGAGGGTTGCCGGCCCGCAAGCACGGTTCCTTGGTTCGCGGCCTCTCTGCAATCCTCTGATCTGCCTGTCTTTGATGCTGCGCAGTGCGGGGACAACAACGTCAGCAACTTCTTCAAGCAGGACGGCACGACCGTCGCAACGCTAGCTGACTACGACACGGGCCGGACAGGTACGCTCAATGCTGGGTGGACTTCCCTGGCCGCCGGTAACGTCCTTACGCTCGGCGCCAACGCCCTGAGCGCTACGGGAACCAACTCCTTCAATTACCGCCCCTTCGAGCCGTGCGACACGCTCGAAGTCTGGTATCGGCAGGACGTGGGGCTTTCCACGAGTTGGTCTATCACGAAGACCGGCAGCGCCGAAAGCCTGACGGGCCTGAGTTCGGCTGGCACTGCTGCGCTCGTGAAGGCGACGCTCAGAGTCGCCACGCCAACCATCAACTTCTGGAACATCCAGCGTGCTGGCGGCGGTGGTGCTGTCGTCATTTGCATGCTGGATGCATATGACTCCACCCGGCCCGCGGTGCGCGTCTACAACGCTGGGTGGCCCAGCAGTCGCTGTAGCGATTTGAAGTCCCAGACCGCCCCCTGGTCTAACCTCAGCGCTCTTATCGCGCTGAACCCGGATCTCGTCGTGATGCAGCCCGGCATCAATGAGTACAACAACGCAGGAGACCAGACGGGTAGCCCATCGGCGACGGTTGGCGGCCAGTTCCCGGCGACCTACCAAGCCGACTTGGAGTCGATTGTTCAGAAGCTGCTTGCTGCTGGCATCAACATCATCCTCCGCACGCACTACCCAAGCCAAAACTCGATTCGCAATCTGACGATGCAGAAGGCTTATCGGGACGTTACTGTCGCTGTGGCTGCGAAGTACGGTCTGGTATGCGACGACGTGTGGACGAAGATCAGCACCTGGGAGCAGGCGAACAACCGCGCATGGATGTCGGATAGCCTGCATCCGGTCGGGACGCTGTACCAGAAGTCAGGAGAATCCGCCGCCGCGCTAGTTCAAGCCGTGATGACGGCCTGAAATGTCCAGGCTACGCGTCTCCGGCAAGGACTTGATCCTGCCGAACGGCCGGAGGTTCGTCCGTCTCGGCATCAACGGTCGATGGGAGCTGTTCAAGGCCGGAGATGCCACCCGCTACAAAGCGCGGCGTTATGGGTTCGAGCGCATCGAGTTCCCTTTCAGGGAAAACGGATCCGCTGGAGACGCCTACATGGCGGGACAGCCCGGGAACCTGAACCCGGCCTTCATCGCCGTTCTTCGCGCCAGGGTGCAGGCGAATGCTGCGCAAGGAATCTGGTCGTTCATCGAGATGCACTCGAAGTGCAACCGGCTGGGTTACGACCCAGACGATAGCTCGCTCGGGATCTACTGCGCCGCGCCTGATCCAACTGGCTCGTGGCCGCATGGACGCAACGTCTTTACGGATCCAGCGCGGAGGGCTGAGCACTTCCAGGCGTTGACCGAGCTTACGCGGCAGCTTCTTGACTGCGACATGATCGGCGGCATCGGGCCGTTGGTCGAGCCAGATCCTGACGCTCCTTTCACGGACACCGACATCCGGACGTTCGACGAGCAGGCGTATGACGCCATCAAGGCGGTTGATCCGCAGATGGTTGTCATCACGGGCGGCAACAGCTACCAACCCGGAAAGCTTTCCTTTGCAGTCCTGACCGGCGGGCGTACCGACATCATCGTCACGGCGGATGTCTTCAACTTCGCGAGCAACCCGGATCCCGTCCAGAGCGCTATCGATCGCGTCAACCAGGTTGCCGACTTCAGGGATTCAAACAACGTCCCGGCGTACATCAACCAGCTTGGCGCCCGGATCTCACAAGACACCGACCGGCGCGTGATGAACGCCATGCTGCATACCGCCTATCAGCGGCAGTTGACATCGGCCTGGTGGGAGTTTCACACCCCAGGGACAGGGGGAACAACCTACGGCATCGCACTCGATGCGACCGGTGTTTCGCCGGCTCCCGATGGCTTCGCGTTGTCGGATGACGGCGTTTACTACATCCGCAGCGGCGACGACGATATTTTGTCTCCGATGGCGGCGTCTTTCGATTCGATCGTCGAACCGCTACCGAGTACACCGAACATGCCTACCGCTCTCGACATCATCCAGGGTGCCCTCCGCAAGCTCGGTGAATTCGCCCCCGGCGAGACCATCCCCGCGTCGGATGCAAACGACGCACTGGTTGTCCTCAATGGACTAATCGACATCTGGTCGAATGAACACCTTGCGGTCTACAACAACGTTGAGACCGTGTTCTCACTGATCCCCGGCAAGAATGTCTACACGATTGGTGCCGGCGGTGACGTGAACATCACGCGCCCTCTTCGCATCACCAACATGTACACCCGGCTCACGACGAGCGGGTCTGCGGTCGACTTCCCGTGCAACGAGATTTCCACCGACAAGTACACCGCCTTGGGCCTGAAGAGCCAGCCCGGCCCGTGGCCGAAGATGGCTTATTACAACACTGGCTTTCCGCTGGCGCAGCTGTTCTTCTGGCCCGTCCCGTCCTCCGGCGGTGAGTTCCACATGTGGTCGGACATGGTTCTGTCGAACCTCGCCTTGGCGGACACGCTGGCCCTGCCTCCCGGCTACTTCCTGGCCCTGCAATACAACCTGGCCGTGATGCTTGCGCCCGAGTACGGCACCGATCCGCAAATCTTGCTGCCGATAGCCCAGATGGCCAAGGGTCTCAAGAAGGTCTTGAAGTCGACCAACATGCAGCCTCAATCCGAGGTTGTCCTTGATGTGGCCTCCATCTCCTCGCGTTCGTCCAATGACGCGGGCTGGATCCTTGGCGGCGGATTTTAAATGTCGGCTTGGGATTTCATTGGTGGCGCCTACGAAGCGGCGAACCCGCTTCAGGACGACCAGGATCTGGTCGGCTGGTATGTCGAGACGGACAGAAATCCTCAAGCCAAGTCTCCTGTCGCCCTGCTGGGGTGCCCAGGCCTTCAGGAGGCAGTCACCTCGGGATTCACGGGTGAGGTTCGAGGAGGGCACGTGATGCCCGGCGGAACCGTGGCATTCCTCGTCATCGGAACTCAGGTGGTCAAGGTGACGATCGCCACCCCGGCAACGGCAACCGCCTATGCCACGTTCACACTAACCGCAGTCGGGACGATGGCATCGAGTTCGGGTGCCGTCTGCATGCGCGATAACGGCGTCGCTGGCGTGCTGGTGATCGTTGATGGGGTCTCCATGTATGCCTACCTGACGAAGACCAGTGTCTTTCGCCAGGTGACCGATACCAACGTCATCAACCCAACTCGCCTAATGTCGGTTGACGGATGGATCATCTTCAACTCGGCAGGGACTCAGAAATTCAACACGACGCCGGTTTACTGGAACGGAACCGATCCGTTCGACGGTACGTATTTCGCTCTCAAAGACGACGCTCCGGACAATCTCGTGACGATGATCGAGGACAAGCGCGAACTGTGGCTTGTCGGAGAGAAGACGACTGAAGTTTGGTTCAACCAAGGTGGAACCACGTTCGCGTTCGGCCGCCTTCAAGGGGCCATGCTCCAAGTTGGCTGCATCGCGGCCCAGACGATCGTTCGCACGGGGCATGGGCTGTGCTGGCTTGGAACGTCGGAGCGCGGTGACAACTACGTCGTGATGACGCAGGGCTACGACTTCAAATCGATATCCAACCCCGCGTTCTCCTATGCGCTGACGCAGTACAAGGTCATTAGTGACGCCACGGCCTACGTCTACACGGAAGAGGGTCATGAGTTCTACGTCATCAACTTCCCAAGTGCTGACGTAACGTGGGTCTATGACTTCACAACCGATTTCTGGCACAAGCGGCAATCGTATGGGAGCGATGGGCTGTTGCATCGCAGCCGGGCTAACTGCCTCATCAACTTTGCAGGCCAGAGGTTGGTGGGAGATGTTTCCACGGGGAAGATCTGGAGGCAGTCGCGTCAGTATTTCACCGATGGTGACCGAGCGCTGTACTCGATGCGCCGCACCCCCTACGTGTGGGATCAGGGTGATCGCAATCGTGTCCGGCATGTCCGCCTACAGGTCGAATTCACCCCTGGTGTAGCCCAATCTACGGGGCAGGGCGCAGACCCTCAGGTCATGCTTCGTTGGCGTGATGAAAACGGTTGGTCGAACACCTATCAGGCATCCATCGGGAAAATCGGAGAGACCCGGAACCGGGCCATTTTCAGACGCCTTGGAGGGGCCAGGAATCGCGTCTATGAAGTGAGCATCACGGATCCCGTGAGTCGTGATGTCGTTGGCGGCAGCATCAGGGTCGGCGGGACTGGCGCATGACTCTCCCTCCGGTCATATCGGCTGTCCCGTATGTCGGCATAGACGCCCGCGGGCAGTCTGTCAAGCCTCACCCCGACTTTCAGAGATGGCTGTCGCAGCCCTTGACGGGGACGATCGCGTCCATCCAGTTTGCTGTGGACGAGCTTGTACAGCAAATGCTCAACGTCTCCCCTGGGGCGTACAGCACTCGGCTCTTTTCGGATATCAGGAAGATTCGCTGGAAGGATCTCGGCCAGGCCATCCCGAACGCCATCAGAACGTCTGGGTACACGGAGCTAGGCAAGGGTGCGGCGACGTACTACAAATTGCCCACGGGCGACTGGACGGAGAACGAATACACCATCCAGGACGGCGAGGGCAACTTCTGGCAACTTCCGTTCGATCAGCCCATCGAAGCCGAGCAGCTGGGGGCGATGGGAGACGCGGCCTACATCGGAGCCGTCCGATCTGGGACGGATGACACGGCGGCCTGGAACCTTGCTGTGTCTGGTCTCTGGGTCTCGGCGAAGGCGAACCCGCGGGCTTACAGAATTTCCGGTCTCGGCATCATGCCTGCGCCTGGGGTCACGATCCTGGGGGCGTCCGGAGAGCCCTACACGGACAACATCAACCCGCTCAATCCCCGCATCCTGCCGACGTTCATCGGGGATGTTGGGTGCACGGCGGTCTTTAACTTCGGGTACCTGCGCGATTCCGGTGGTGCTCCAATCAACGTCCGGTCGGTGACGATGATTGGTCTTCTGATTGATGGCGTCGACAGCACCTTGCCGGGCGTATCAGGCGGCAGCAACCACCTGAAGATCTGGGGTTGCACGATCTTGAATTGCTCCAGCGGCATCGGGGAGGCGGCCCTCGGCCCCGATGGAACGCATGGCTCGAACTACACCCATGCCCTGAAGTGGCTGGACTCTTCAGCCAACACATGCGGAATCGGCATCCAGAACCTTGTTGATGGCCAGGTGCTGGGAGGATCTGTCGCGAATTGCCAGACCTATGGCATCCATGGAACAACGGGCGCCAACGCTAATACCTTCGTTGGTGTCCGTGTCGAGTTCACCCAGGCCGGGCCAAACTTCGGGTTCTTCCAGTGCGAAGACCAGATCGTATCCAGCCTGTGCTCGGATAGAGCGTTCACGAACAGCGTGGATATTCGACAGTGCAAGTCGATCCAACTCGCAGATGTCAAGCATCGCCGACCGGGGAAGTCAGGCGCGCCGCTCGATGTCGGGGTGTTCATCGAGGATAGCCAGTCGATCACGATCACGAACAACGATTACTCATCCGGTCATGATGATGGCGGGACGCCTCCTGACACGCCTACTTCGGCGATCGTCATCAACAACACCTCCAACCCCGACTTCCCGGTCACGGACATCACGATCGTTGGAGGACAGGCGACCAACGTCCCGACGCCTCTTCAATGCTTCCCGCTCCGAGACAGCATCCCGAACCTGGTGGTGCTCAACGTCGCCGGTATCACGAACTACGACAACCGTAGCTTCCTGAAGCAGAAGGACGGCAGGCTCTATTACCCTCCGACGCCTGATACCCAGACGACAGAACTCAACCCTGGCGATTCTTTCGCATGGATCTTCAGCCTTCCTCCGATCGGGGCAACGACGACTGAAGGGTACACGCTGACGGTCACGACGCGCTGGAAGACTTCTCCAGCCAATCGCAACCACGCGAAGTTCGGGCTATTCGCCTATCAAGAGGCGATCCCTTCGGCCAACATCGTTCCGACACCTGTTTTCAGCGAATACGGAACTCCGGGGGCCATTGCCTTTGGGACGGGAACGGTTGCGAACCTCGCGATTAGCGCAGTCGATGCCTCGAACGCGTCGAGTTTCACGCTCACGGTGACGAACACCGACCCGACCCACATCATCCAAGTCCTTGTGAGGCTCACCCCGCCATGAACGATGAAGACCTTAATCGTCTCGGACGCCGGCAGGCGTGGGACGCGTATTTCACGGGCGTCATGAGCATCAGCCTGCACCCTGGGACGACTCGTGACAGGGCTACGCCTCGAACGCCTTCCGAGGGCGCTTTGATCGCAGACGAAATGCTGGCGGAACGTGACCGGCGAATCGAAACTGGAGAACTCTGATGGCCTTTCTTGGCGCAGCAATCGTCGGTCTGGGTAGCGCTGTCATCGGCGGCATTGCGTCCAACAACGCCGCCAATACGCAGGCGAACGCAGCGAACAACGCGACTGCACTTCAGCAGCAGATCTACGAGCAGAACCAAGCCAACTTGAACCCCTACATGGGGTACGGAACATCGGCTGGGAAGACGCTTTCGTCCATGCTCGCTCCTGGTGGACAGCTCACGCAGAGCTTCACGCCTGCCGACTATCTTGCCAACAAGGATCCCGGCTATCAGTTCCAGCTTCAGCAAGGACAGCAAGCGCTTCAAAACAGCCAAGCGGCCGGAAATGGCGTTCTTACTGGGTCGGCCCTGAAAGACCTTATCGGCTACAACCAGGGGATGGCGGCGACCGGATATCAGAACGCATTCGACCGCTGGCAAGCCCAGAACACGAACGTATACAACAGACTGATGGGCATGTCCCAGCTCGGCGAGAACGCGGCGGCCGGAGCCGGGAACACTGGCGCGTCTATCGGCGCGAACATGGCCGGCACGATCACTGGAGCCGGCAACGCTGCCGCCGCAGGTCAGATTGGCGTGGCCAACGCGATCAGCGGAGGACTGAACAGTGGGCTTGGCTACTACTACATGAACCAGATGGGTCGGGGCAGCACCACCATGCCTGTGAACAATTCAGATCCGTATGGCTACGGGAGTGGTCAGGATTTGATCGCTGGATTCGGGAGCTGATATGCCTATCGATGCATCCATCCCCCTTGGGTTCCAAGCCCCTAACGGGATGAAGACCATCTCCGACATGATCGGGATGAAGACCGCGCTTCAGAATCAGCAGATTCAACAGCAGGCAATCCAGTCGGGTGCGATGGCGAATGAGCAGTCGCAGATCGACCTCCAGGAAACCAAGGCGTCGCGCAGCGTCCTTGCCAACTGGAAGAACTACCTGGATTCAGACGGAAATCTGGACTTCAACAAGCTTGGCCCGGACATCATGTCTGTTGCTCCCAAGAATGGTTCAGCGATCCTGAGCAACGTTCTCCAGGCTCAAAACTCCGCTAATGTCGCCAAGCAATCATGGCTTGGTGTTGGGCAGTCTCAGCGCGATGCCATTGGGAAGATCGCATATTCCCTGCAAGGTCAATCGCCGGAGGTCGTTGCAAAGACTTGGGATGCGCTATCGGCGGCACCAGCTTTCCAGAAGATGTCTCCTGCGCTTACACACTTCTGGTCGACCGCCGTTGGCCCCGCGGTCCAAGGTGGAAACCAGAAGGCAATCGATGATGCGCTGGGCCATGTTGGGAAGATGGCGGAAGCCCCGTCCACCCAGCAGGGCATGAACACGCCCGGCGGCATCGCCGTCTCGAACGGACAGCAATCGGCCGTGGTCAGTACGAAACCTGGCACGGGCGTATCTCCCGGAGACATCATCCCGGGAACCAACCAGCAGCAGCAACTCCCGCCCGGCACGCCTGTCATCAACGATCAGGGACAGCCGGGCTACCTCGGCCCTCAGCCCGGCGGCGGGAATGCGGTGTTCGACCTCAGCGGGGATCGCACGCGCGACTTTGGAATGCTGAACTCTATCGCCAACGACCGCAAGCAGCCCATCGACATCCGTCAACAGGCCGCCGCGAAGCTGCGCGAAGTCCAGGGGCGCGGGTTCGTGGCTTCAGGGCTCCCCCCGGGGCAGGCTCAGAGCATCGAGGGCAATGTTCAGGAGATGAACCGCCACTTCGCTAGCCTGAATGATGCATCGACAGGAGCCCAGCTCATCGAGGGGTTGACGGGGAACATCAAGTCCCTGGCTCCTGGCGCCGCTACGGGTACGGAGGCCGGACGCAAGGCTTATCTTGCGGGCTTGCTGAACGCGATGCATCTTGGCGGCCAGGCGTCAGGCGACTACCAGAAGGACACAGACCTCCTAGAGAAGAACATGGCGCAACTCGGACTTGCCACGCCAGCAACGTCGGACGCCATGCGAACCCTGGTGATGGCGGCTCGTCCGCATTCGACCATGAGCGAGGGCGCGATCACTGAGGCTGCGGATCAAGTGGCGTCCCAGGTCAAAGCCAACATGGTGATGCGCAATGCCCTCCAGGGATATCGGCTTGTCGGCGATGTCCAGGGATATGCCGCTGCTCGCCAGAAGCTGGAAGGCGTCATGGATCCTCGAGCGTTCCAGTTCGAGAGCGCGGACGCTTCCGGACGGAAGGCGATGCTGGAGAAGCTCACCCCTGACGACCGCACTAAGCTGCGCGGCAAGATCGAGCAACTCGTCGGAATGGGGATTCTGAAATGAGCGATCTCCTGGCGGACTTCGATCAGATCGCGGGTAAGACCTCTCCGAAATCAGTCCTATTGGACGCCTTCGACCAAGCAGCCAAGTCGTCCCCCAATGCCCCTGCCGCACCTCCAAAGCCTCTTCAGGTTCGGGGGGAACTGGACACCCAGGCCGCCATGGGCGGGGCCATCCTGCATGGCGTCACCGGATTGGGCGCGACCGTACTTGGAGGGTACGACGGTCTCCAAAAGCTCATTGAGGGGGGCTCATTGGACGACGCCGTGAAGGCGATCCAGGACACGCAGAGCAAATACACCTACAACCCTGACGAAAGCACTGAAGGCGGGAGCCTGGTGAAGGCCCAGGAGTCTCCCTACAACCCTTTGAACTGGCCGGGGAAGGCCGGGATGATGATGGGGGAGATTGCTAACAAGTCAGGTAGTCCGGCCCTTGCCACGGTGGCGGACATCGGAACTCAGGCCCTGATCCCCTATGGCGTAACGAAGCTCGCCAAGGTTCCTCTCAAGAGCATGACGAGGCCTGAGTCTGCTCCTGCGCGGATCGAGCCTACCGGCGCACCCCAGATCGAGGACGCGACCATTGTCCAGCCGCAAGTCACTCCCAACGTGACTCAGCCGCAGAGGGTGCAAACGCCAATTTCCGTGACCGGAAAACCGCCCGCTCCGGTCTTCAGCGAGCCTGAAAAGGGCGTCTTCGCTTCATCGGCGCCCGATGTCAAAGGTGGTGTTCCTCAGGCCGACCAGACGCGGCGAGCCCAAGTACTTCGCGATGTTGGCCTGGAAGATGCGAGGCAGAGCGCCATCACCGGGAATGCTTCCGACGCTTCAACGGACTTTCAAATGTCCCGTGTTGACAACCCGTCTGGGCAGTTGATGCGTCGAACGCTGGAGAATGAAAAGGCGGCCATCACCAACTATGCGGACAGGATCTCTCAGGAGACCGGAGGCTCGTCTCTCAATGACCAAGCGGCCAAGTACTCCCGCGGAGGGGCGATCCTCCAGCCGTTGAACGATCTGTCAGACTGGTTCGACGCCAAGACCAAAGCCCTCTACTATGAAGCGGCCGAACGTGCCCAGGGTGTTCCGACGCAATTGGATAGCTTCCGAAAGGTGTTGGGAGACGACTCTCTCGCGACAAACAGCGACCGCGTGCAGATGCGTCAGGCGATCCAGTCCTATGCCAAGAGCTTGAACATCATCAGGGAAGATGGGTCGATCTTCAGCGACGGCCAGCAGGCCGAATCGATGCGCAAGTATCTGAACGAGAACTGGAGCCCCCAGAACTCGGGCATGGTGAACAAGCTGAAGCAGGCCCTGGACGAGGACGTGATGTCTTCTGCCGGGGAGGACATCTACGGTGAAGCGCGTTCTCTCTGGGCACTCAAGAAGGACACGCTCGACAACCCGAAAGGGATTTCACACCTGCTGGACACATCCGGCCCCAGCGTCGCGGGGGGTAGGAGAGGGGTGAACCAGGTTGTGCCGACCGAGAAGGTTCCCGACACGGTTACGAACATGCCGGTGGATCAGCTCGCCCACATCGTAGACACGCTGAAGAAGGTTCCCTCGGAGCTTCAGCCTCAGGCTCAGGCGGCCCTTGCAGAAATAAAGGCGCAGTTCGCCCACAACGTTAGGGACATCGGATCCAAGCAGGCTGGGCAGTGGAACGCCAAGGGTGTCAGCCAATACCTGTCGAACAACGCCAAGCGCATGCAAATCGTGTTCGAACCGGAGGAACTCCAGAAGTTCGGCACGCTCAACGATGCCGGGAACATCCTCGCCAAGGATCAGAGCTACCCCGGAGCATTCGCCCAGCAACACAACCTTCTACGAACTGGTGTGACACACGCCGTAGAGAAGGGCGCCACCGCTGCTGGTGGCTTCGCCTTTGGTGTTCCTGGGGCCGTTGCCGGCAACATCATCGGCAGCAACATCGCCGGAAAGATCAACGCCTCGTCCGAACTCCGCGCGACTCAAAAGCGCATGGTGAAGCTCTCCGACATCGTGAAGAAGCCTAGCGAACCCTGAATTTCCACCACCGATAGGGACGGCGCTGATCTTCTATGACCGGAACGCCGTCTCTTTCGGCAAATTCGCGCTTTAGCTTGTCAAGCTCTTCCTTCGTGTAGTACCGGCGCTTGTTGTTCATCAGAGCGTAGACAAGCAGCACCAAGAACAGAACTTCCATCACTCCCCCAAGCCCGCCACGTGCGGGCTTTTTGCATTCTAGGCCCCTCCGCGAGAGGGGCTTTTTCATGGAGCCCCCATGTCGCAGTTCACCAACGGCCGATTCCAGGCTCTGCTCGCGGATGGCACCCCCATCGCGGGCGGCTTCCTGTACAGCTACGCAAGCGGCACGACCACTCCGCAGGCCACGTATACCGATGGAACGCTGACAACTGCGAATACCAATCCGGTCATCCTGAATTCGCGCGGCGAGGCCCAGGTATGGATTAGCAGTCTCCCCTACAGCTTCACCCTCAAGGACTCGCTCGGAAACACCATCTGGTCGGTTGACAACATCACCGATGGATCCGGGTTCTCTTCGGCTCTTCAGGCCGCTCTTGCGAACCCCGCCCAAGGCGCTGCGCTCGTTCAGTACCAGTACACATACGCAGGATCTGTTGCGCGCACGGTGACTTCGGGCTTGTCCGACTTTGTGACGACTTCCGGATTCGCGGGAATAGACAATACCGGTGTTGCCGACAGCACGGGAGGCATGCAAAACTTCCTGAACGTTGGTGGCCGGCTTCGGATCATGGCTGGCACGTACAAGATAACGGGCAGCGGCATCCTGAGCACGAAGAGCAATACGCATCTGGTGATCGACCCCGGCGTCATCTTCGACCTGTCTGGCGTCACGACCCCGAACCCGGGCGTCAACACGCCCTGGAGCAACACGAGCTTCGGGCTCGTCTTCAAGGGCGGTATCGGTTCCCCGGTCTCCCTGACCGCCAACGCGGCGGCCCAGACGAACGCGCTCGTCCTGACGGATGTGACAGGTATCGCGCAGGACGACTGGCTGCAAGTCTCCTCGACGCGCCTGTATGAGACCGATACCAACACGCCCTGCGGTGAGCTTCGCCAAGTCCTCGCGGTCAACACTGGTACGAAGACGGTGACGCTCACCGAGCCTCTGTACCTCACGTACAACACGGCCGATACCGCAGTCGTGCGCAAGATGGCGTTCGCCGAGAACATCGTCGTGGAGGGCAAGGCCGAGTTCCGTGGCGCCTACGCGGGTCTCCGGCAGCACGGAGCCCTGCTGTTCTGGTACTGCCGCAACGTTACCGTCCGAGACATCACGACGAACAAGACCGACTACGTCGGCATGCAGTTCTACAAGTGCCTGGACGTGCTGGTGGACGGCGTGACCTGCAAAAAGGACAGCTACACCGGAGGCAACATCGGCGTCTCCCTGGTCTACGGAACGTCCAACGTCAAGGTCATCAACAGCCAGTTCTATGACCTCTGCCACGCCGTGGATGCCTCGGGGGACACCGCGATCGGCGGCATCTGCATGGATGTCTACGCGCTGAACAACCAGTGCTTCAATATGCACGGCTCGTCCATGAACACGCACCCGGGCGTCGGCGGCATGTTCAATTTCTCGTTCAACGAGATCCACATGTCGGTCGGCCTTAACAGCTCGACGCCCACGGGCATGTGCGGCATCCGCTGCCAGGGGCCGCTACTCACTGCCATCGGGAACCGCTGCTACAACGTGACCGGCAACGGCATCCAGCATCAGTGGGAGACGACCCCGAACGTCCCGAAGGTCACGATCATCGAAGGCAACCAGCTGTATGCGTCGCCGACGAACTCGACCGACTTCCCGGGAAACATCGCGATCCTCTGCCAGGGCTATTCCGGAGCGACCCCGAGCGATGTCGACTCGATCCGCATCGCGGGCAACTTCTGCCAGGGCTTCGAGACGGGGCCGTATGCGTTCGCCTTCAACAACAACATCTCCCGCGTCGTGATGGAGGGCAACACGGTCAAGGTGGGAGCAGCTACTGGCGTGGACTTCGGCTGCGTCATCCGCGCGGCAACCGGCTTCACGGTCGGCACGTTCACCATGTCCGGCAACGACATCGAGGTGGCGTCCGGGACTACTCAGTGCTGCTACGTGGCCGGCATCGATGTCGGCTCGATCACCAACGGCTCGATCGCTGCGAACACGTTCACGAACGGAACGAACTCCATCCGCCTCGATAACGTCGCGGGCGTCGTCGAGCGCGGCAACACCTGCACGCCTGACGGTGGCGGCAAGAAGTACCTCGTGGGCGCGAACTCGACGGGCGTTTCCCTCGACCGCTGGCAGAGCAGCGAGCGCACGGTGGCCACGTCGACGGCGACCATCAATCCGGAGGACGACGCCGTGACCTTCAACGTCGCTGCGACCTGCACGGTCACGCTACCCGACCCGACGAAATGGCCCGGGCGGGAGTTGAACGTGCGCACGATCACCGCGCAGCTCGTGAACTCGGCGAGTTCGAACGTCGTTCCCCTGGCCGGCGGCGCTGCCGGGACGGCCATCCTCGCGGCCACGGCCGGCAAGTGGGCCAGGCTGCGAAGCGACGGCACGGCCTGGCAGATCAGGCAGGGGGCCTGAGCATGGCCGAGGACTTCATTGCGAGTTCCCCCATGCCTCTTACTCGAGACAGCATCCAGGTCGCGCGCCTGCAGGAGCAAGTCAGCCAGCTACGCCTGGACGTGGCCGACATCAAGGCCCAGGCGCTTCGAGACACGCAGGCGCTGCGCAGCGAGATCCAGAAGACGAACCAGCAGAACGAGCAGATCCTGGAGAAGCTCAGCGAAGCCCGAGGCGGCTGGAAGCTCATGGTGGCCCTCGGAGGCATCGTCACTGCGGTGGTCTCGACGGCTGCATGGATCTACTCACACATCCGGTACACGCCATGAACGCCAAGACCGCCAGCGGCGACCTACGCCGCTTCAAGGCTGACCTGGCGCGCCTCATGCGCGAGGAGCGCGTCGCGTTTGACCGCGAGGTGACTTTGATCCGAAAAGCGGTGGCCGCCGAGTCGGAGTTCGCGCTCGAGCTGCTCGCGCTCTACAAGCCCGACTGGAGACGCGATGCCCCGCACCACCCCCGAGCCGGAACCTGACCCATGGAGACCCCTGAGCAAGCCTGTGCCCAGACCGGCGCCGACGCATTCGGAATGGGAGCCCTTGCCTGGCTCACCGGGGATCGAACGGCACCGCGCGACCGGGCGCCTGCGCACCGCGCTGCCGCTGCCGAAGTGACGCACCGGACAGTGCCGGCGCCCGATCGCCGTGACGGCACCGTCCCTGTACCCGAGAACCTTCGCCCGCGTGAACTGGAAGTGCTCGCCCTGATGTGCCGCGGGATGCTGGCGCGCGAGATCGGCGTCGAGCTCGGCATTCGCGCCTGCACGGTTGTCGACCACCAGCGAGCCCTGTTCCGCGCCTTCGGGGTGGGGTCTGGTCTCGCCCTGGTCGCGAAGGTCTTCAACACCGGATTCGTGAAACCGAGGACGGAGCCAACCCAAGCGAAAGGAGCCTGAGCCCAACCCAGCAGCCCCATGTCCCTCATCACCTTCATCTTCGGCCCCATCCTGGCGGCCATCTCTGACCTCAAGGAAACCGTCACCATGAACCAGCAAGAAACCCTCGACACCCTGAACGGCGTGAACGCCACCCTCGACAAGATCGCCATCGAGGAGCAGGGCCTGTCGGATGCCGTCGCCGCGCTGACCGCGCAGCTCGCGAACCAGCAGAACACGCCCGAGGTGGACGCCGCGCTCGCGCTCGTCCAGCAGAAGACCGCCGCGCTCGACGCCATCGTCCCCGACGCGCCGGCCCAGAACTGAGCTACCGGGGCCGCTTCCTGAAGCGGTTGGCGGCCCCCTTCGCCCGGCTTCGGCCGGGTTTTTCTTGTTCACAACGCAGCGCCAAGTCGTTGATTAGTTTAGCAACGACATGCCATTTTCTGGTGCTGGTCGAAGCCCCCTAAATAGCGCCTAAGTACTTGATTCGATTCTGAAATCGCCGCCGTCCTAGTTGAACGTTTCGCAGTACTTGCGCCACGAGGGAGAGTTCACTTCGTGGTCACTTCACGTGCACAACGTGCAGTTCTATCGGCGTGTCGTCTCGGGTGTCGGCGTAGAGCCTGGACATGGCCTCCGTCGTGTGACCGAGCAGCGTCTTCGTGTCCACGCCACCCTGCTCCTCGTAAAGCCGCTTCGAAAGTGAGCGGATCTCGTGGAAGGTCGGTGCCCCCTTGCCGTCCGACATCACGTCAGGGATTCCGGCGCGCGTGCGCGCCTCGCTGAAGCTGCGCGTGATCAGGTTGACTCCGACCGGGTCGCCAGCCTTCGCGCGGCCCTGGCGCTCGACATGGTGCACGAGGAAGTGGCTCAGGACACCCGTGCTCTCGCGAACGATGTCATCAAGCGACAGGCCGACCGCGTCCAGTCGCAAGCGAAGCGGCAGCGCCAGCGGGCGCACCTTGTCGCGCGTCTTCGAACGGTGGCAGATGAGTCGGCCATCGACGATATGCTTGCGCTGCGCCGCTGCCACCGTGCTGCGATCCTGGCCGGAGACGAGGGCAAGGTTCATCGCGCGCGGCAGCCACGGCCACGCGGCGGCCTTCTCGCGGATCGCAAGGAACATCTCGAGCGTGAGCCTGCCACGCTTCACGTCGCCGTCAGGGCGCTCGGTCACGTCGGCCGGGTTCGTATTCATCCAGCCCTTGCGGATGCCGCGCGCGCACACGGCGCTCAGGCGGCTACGCACCGCCTGCGCCTGCGCGATCTTTCCAGCCTTCACCATCACATCCAGAAGCTCGGCGCAGTGCAGGACGGTCAGATCGCTGCACCGAATCGCGCCGAGGCCCTTGAACCGCTCCTTGCCGATGAGGGCTCCCTCGACAATCACCTTGTCCTGCGCTCGGAAGGTGTTACGCGTGCTGCGCTTCTCCGAGACCGGCATGTCCTTGACGAGATCCGCCATGGTTCGGCCAGCGCTGCCATCCAGCATCGCCACCAGGTCGGGGACGCTCTTCTCGGCAAGGTGCTTGTTCGCGCGGAGTGCTTCGTTCTTCGCGAGCGCGAACGGAATGCGGCCGAGGACGTGTTCCTTGCCGGTACGCGGGTCGCGGTAGGTGTAGTAGCCCGGTCGCTTCTCGTAGAGGTGAGCGGGCCAGTCGCGGCGGCGCGCGCTTCGACGTGCTGGGTTCATGCCGCACGCTTCAGGATGGACACGAGATCCGGCCCCACGGTGTCCTTGGTGATGCGCTCGGCAGTCTCCGGGACGAACCACTCGCGGCCGACGCGCTCAGGGCGCGGATGGATCTGGCCCTCGCGGCGCCACTTCGCGAGAACCCACTGGCTGGGCGGCTTGCTGTAGCGGCGCGCGGCCCACTCGGTCAAGGTGATCTTCACGCCTTCCCCTCCCCACTGGCCGCAATGGCGGCGTCCCAACCAGGAACATGCGCGCCAAGATCCCAGATCACCGAGTCCGCTTCAGGACTCCAGCCGTAGCGGTAGCGCATTTGGATCACCTTCTCTGCGGCTTGGCGCAGCTCCGCCACCCTGGCTTCGGCAGCCAACATGCGGTCAAGGATCTCGTTCGCGCTGTTGACGGCATTGCGGCCGACGCCTTCGAAAACTCGCAGTTCGGCTTCGAGAGCAGCGATGCGCGCCACCTGCCATTCGATGATGTCCGACCGGTTACGCTCGACCATCGCTGCCAGTTCCAGCTCCGCGATGCGCGCATCCCTCTCTCCGATCAGCTCGACGCCGCGGAGCCTGACCTTGTCGACCTCGGCCTGGGCGGCGTCGAGCGAGCAGAGGACGTACTTGCCAGCCTCAAGTGCTCTTCCCTCGTCAGTTAGCCCGACGAAGGAACTCCCCTTCCAAATGGAGTTGTCCTTGCTGGTTGTCGTCAGCATCGCCAGCGGCTTCAGGGTGTTGTCGTCAGGCATGGGTATCTCCGTTGGTGGCTCGCTGCTCGCGGGTGCATTTGCCGGTTCGCTCGCAGTTCTCGCCGTCAAGGCATTCCCGCTGATGGTTGCAGGCGTGAGGACGTAGGCACGAATGGCAGACGCATTTTTCGGGGTGGATCTGAAGTACGAACCCGAGCCACGCGAACGACCAGGGCGTCGGTTGTCCTTGGGTGAGCCACTTCGGAGGCCGGCCGGCTCGCGGCCACATGGCGACCAGGGTATTGCGGATGACGCGCTCGGGCCAAAGCCACTCCATCAATCGAACTCGTACCTTCATCACCCCTCCTTCACGCCCTGCGCACCGATGGCGGCAGCGGGTTCGTTACGCTGATCCCTCCGAAGAATGCTGATGTACATGACATCCGCTAGACAGTTCGCGGTGTCAACCAAGAAAGCTGGCACTTGAGTTCCGTCCGGAGTGTCGTACGTGTCAGTCGATATGTTGTAGAAAATCCAGCCTCGATCCGTCACGCTGCGTCTCCTTCCTTGCTGGGCGCGCTGATGCCGTGGTGGCGCTCTGCTGCGTCGATGCCTTGCATGAAGCGGTCGGCTAGGGAGACCGCGAATACCTCCGATGCTTTGTCAAAGGCCGCATCGCGCTGCTCCTCCGTCATCGGCTCACGGTCGATCCGGGCGCGTGCGGCCTCCAGCTCTGCGCGCAGGGCGTTGCGCTCCTGCGCAAGCTCCGTCACGCGCATGGCGTTGTGCAGGCACTTGCGGCGTAGCTCCTCCCGCTCCTCTGCCTCCCCACCCGCTGGGATGGGGGAGGCGCGGAGACTGGTGGCCGCGCGGGTATAAACACCCCGCCAGTAGTCCGACAAGCTATCCCATTCGGTAGCCCATTCGTAGCGGTCGGCAGATTGCAGGGCCTCGTATAGCTTGCGGGCTCGCAGCTCGTCGTGCAGCGGCTCGGGGTGGTCAGGCATCTTGTCCCTCACATGGTTGCTTGGATGAAGGCCGAGGCGAGCGGCGCGACGATCGCGTTGCCGTAGGCGCGCAGTGGCCCCAGCACTTCGGTACCCCCATCAACCAACGGCTCAACTCCGGGTTCAACAGGGCGCCACTTGCCGTCACGGCAGAGCCAGGGAACGAAGCGACTCCAACGAGTCCCGTTGCCATCGGGCTCACCCGGCCGCGCTTGTCTTTCTGGTAGCCGCGCCCCGTCCCTGTCTCCGATGACTGCGGTGTCGGCCATGCTGTGAGCGACGCCGCTTGAGCAAGCGTCAGCCCGAAGCCATTGTTGCCGTGCTTGGCGGCGAGTTCGGCGCGGCGCGTCT